TTTGTTTTTTTGAAATGAATAAAACACCCGGGTTCATTCTTGTAAAGACGTTTGTGTTTTTTAGTCTCTATGTCATACATACAAAGAGCAGCTTCGTTATAGTAACGATTCATGGACACGTACAAAATACGACGATTGTCAAGCCATAAAACTTGGGGTGCGGAGGTCCTCTCTTGAGAGAACCAACAAGACACTTGAACCCGTTGTTGCAAAGGAAGTGGAATGAGTTGATAGTCGTCTGCATAAAGAGATTTGGTGAACAAATGATAGGTATCTTTTCCCACAAAATCAATAGCCAATAACCACGTGTCTCCTGCCGGATTTAGTCTGTAACTACCCACGTGAACATAGGGAAATTGTTTAGCCAACCGATGAATATCCAAGAGGATGTTTGGACGACATCCCTTCTCTTGTAACACGAGATAACCCGTGTCATCGTTGTATTCTTCTAGATAATCAGAATGAGACAAAGAAACAGGTTTGAGCTCTTTTCGTATCTCTTGTGAAATGCGTCTTGCGAACGCGTCCATCGGACAAGATTTTGGCGAGGACACGTGAAAAGAATCCAGACTGTTGGAAAGAGGCAACGCCGCATATTCTTTGGGAGTCAAATGATGAAGAAGTTGTTTACGAAAAGAACAGAAGGATTTACGGGTCCAATTCCTTTGTTTGAAATACTTACGAAGCGTTTTCTGAAGAGACATCTATTGTCTCCAGATAATTTATTTACAAGTCAGCCTTGCAATAAAATCTTGATACGTAAACTTGGAATTGTAGCCACAGGCACGGTTAGAGACCATGGGAGGATAATGACTCTTTAGTCCGGTCAGAGGAGCCTTTTTCTTTTGAATATATTGGTCGTAATCCAGCTTGGGTTTACCCACAAACGTAGAGGTTTGATAACAATTCTGCGTAGACTTTCTGCCCAAATGATTTGGGAAATTGACCGCTTTTCCACAGGTTCCGCTCTTGACAAAAGGATTGCATAGCTCTTTTTGAATGAGCGTTGCATCTTCTTCTTGGTATTTGACTTCATAGGACAATGGATTGACCTGTTGTACGACGGGACATTCCGGGACAATGTTCGGTTTCCCGCGACGAGGTTGATTGAAGGGGTCATAGATGTTTTGGTAACTGCTAAGCACTGGACGAATCGGGAAAGTCCCTAGGTGACCTCCGTGTCCTCGGTACCCGGTTCCCCTCATTCTAGTTTGTATACTGGTTTTACCATGTTGACCTTCAACGCGACGTGAATCGTTTAACGAGAAGGCGGGTCTTCCAGAAGAAATCTTATTGACATAGCCTTTTCCATGTATCCCTCCTGAGACATGATAACACCCATCTGTTTTACGTTTCAAAGTAGTCAAAGACATTACATAAAGTAGAGATTATAAAATACATCCTCTAGAAGGATAATTTGCATCCTGTAGAATGATTATAAATAAAGAAGAATCGGGTTCTTTTCCATCGCATTTTTGATAAAATAATACACTTTGGTTCCTTTTAGTTTGTCAAAGTCACTTTCTACTAAGTTCCTTTTCTTTTTACGGGTCCACAAATAATAAGCAAACAAAGCAACTGAACCATAGGTCATGGAGAGTGAATCTTCCTTGACAAAATCAGGCACAAAACAGTGGTCCGTGACGCCTGGACTTACAAAACGTCCATGGTCCAAAGGGACCACGTGAATATCCTTTTTCAAAAAGAGTACTTTGTCTCGTAAGATAAAATCACGCGGACAAATGACAGACAAGGTGTACCCCATCTCTATCAAGGTATGCAACATAAACAACAGTTGTTGTAAAGTGGGGACCGGGTCTTTCGGGAACACAAATGAAGATTCCGTCATGTCTTTTATCGGATATTGTTTCATCATGGCCTTGTTGACTTCTTCCATAACCTAATGAAATAAAATTGATTCTAACTTAAATACTTATCTTGTAGTAAAATAGAAAGAAACATGTCTTACGTTCCTCCACAAAAACGCGGCTTAAAGCCTTTGGCGGAAAAGCCTTTGGTAGCAAAGCCTCTGGTGAAAAAAGAGGAGTTTCCAGAACTGGCTCCAGTCACTGCGACAAATCCTGCGGCAACTCCGACCAAGATGAACTTTGCCTCCTTGTTTAAGAATGCAATCAAAAAAAAGAATCGTGTAAAAAAACTCAAATGGGGGACCATTCTGTTGACCAAGAAGGGAGTCATTGACAGTCTTACACAAGAAGAACGGGACGAAGAAGAGAAATGGAAAGACGAAGTCTATCAAGAGAATCAGCTGCGGAAGGTCAGTGAAAGACTTCAGAAAACCCAGGACCTTCGTAGAGAATACGACCCTCATTATGAATCACCGGAAGAATGTTCAGAGTCCGAATCGGAAGAAGAAGAAGAGGAGGAAGAAGAGGAACTCTTGACGGACGAGGAGGAAGATGAGTTTGAACCCGAGATTTAATTTATCTGATTTAACTAATGAATTTACCTGGTTCTAAGGAAGTCCCCAGTACAGAAGAGATGAAAAAATTAAAGGCGTTGTGTCAGGATGACTATTTTGAATGCGTAGACAATAAGTTTGTGAATCTGTATTTTTTTTATGTATTACAAGGCAATTGCGAGCAATACAAAAAAATAGTCCTGGAGCTAAAACCCAAAGGATTGTTGTCTCGTGATGTTCTCACGGACGAGATTGTGAAAAATCGCACGGAAGGAGGCCGCCGTTATCACGTGTCCGGTATTTATAGTTTTCGGTTTGATGAGAAAGATTTAGTCTCTTTTGCTACACAATCCGGCCAGTATTTTCACAATCATACGCAAGTAGAGCCGATACATTTTGCACCGAGTCCAGAATTGTTTCAGCACCACAATTCTCTTTTTATCTTCTTGGGCTGCGAACAACAAAGAAAAACAAAAAAATGCGAAATTATTGGAAAACGTAGTACTTTAAAAGCACGTTAAACACATGTTAAGATTAGATATCTTCAAAATCCACATCGGAAATGACCATGTCCAAGCATTCCGGGTCGGTTTGATTCAGGCGATGTTCTTCTTTTTGTAAGATATCCATGGCTCCTGACTGCAAAATCTTATCTTTCTCTCGGTCGGTATAGAGATACATCAAGTCGCAATGATTCTTCTCGGTAGCCCAGTCACGCAGTCCAACCAAAACCCACATCCCAGATTTGATAAAGTTGGAACCCTTGTTCTTTCCGCTGAAAGCACCGCGAATATGACAGAGACGAACGACGTCGTCTTGACATTTCACTTCGCAGATTTTTCCACCCATCATCTTTACCACAATCCCGTAGACCTCTGATTCCGAAGAAGAGAGTACGGTCTTGGTTGGTGTAAAGGAAGACTTGCTGCTCATCTGTTTGCTCTTTTTGCCTCCAGTCAAATTCTTCACCATCTTGCTTCAGTATACAAGGAAAAGAAAGTATTTAATTCCCATCAATTTTTTTAAAGGAGTCTGTCAGCACGTCCACCTCCAGGCTAGTATATTTTCTAAGACTATTGGTCACATCAAACGATTGTATGGTATTGTAAATCGGCAAGATATGAGGTCTTTTTTCTGGATTTGCTTGGGTCATGCTGACCAAGTTATTGTAAAAAGCTGGAAATTGGACTTTGTTATCCAAGTAGAGATGCAAAAATCGTAAAGAAAGTTCGTAATGGTCCCATGTGTTCCAAAAGGATAATAAGTGCTGTATACAGTCCTCGGTGTTCCAATCAACCATGGGTAAAAAATAATCTAGAGCCTCTTTTTTAAATTGGGTACGTAACTCAGGCGCCAATAGAAAGACCTCATGTTTTTCTAGATAGATGTCAATCGTTTGACGAACCGCCTTTTCACTCAGAGACCCGTATTGTATCAGATAGCAAAGCAAATGTATTTCAGGACTATACCAAGTCCATTCTGGAAGGTATCGTGAAAAAACAGAGGACAAATAACGTTTGTCTTCAAATTTGTCTGTCATGATAGAAAGACCAAAGTCAATGATATACAGACGGGCATTTTCAGTAGAATATAAAATGTTAGCAAAATGAAGGTCGTGATGAACGATTTTGTTTTTTATCAGTAGGGCGATTTTTTCATACAATTGATAATAAGACCGAAATACCCGAATGAGGAGCTTATTGAGTTGCAAATATTTATAAAATTCCATAGACGGAACATACAACGAATACAAGAGGACATAGGGTTTGTTCCTTTTCACAAGGTCACATCCTTGTTTCATCTGAACAAGAGATTTGTAAGGGATGGTACAGTCGCGATACACTAAAATAAAATGGTCTTCCGCCCCAGGTACTTTTTTCAGTCGTTTGCCGATTTCAATTTCTGATTCGGTTTTATCCGTTTGGTCTGTGAGTTTGGAGACCCATTTTTTATTTTTTTGCATATCCTTCCCTTGGCAGGTATATCCTGGGTAATAGACGCACCCATAGACGCCTGCTGCTAAAAAATGATTAGGCATCTACAGTAGGTGCATATTTTTTCTGTTTCATTTGATAGTATTGATTTTTGTAACATTTTTTGATAGATTCTGGAGGAACCGAATAGGAAGAACAGTCAAACTTATCAAAGGTATCGGAAGGTTTGAAGGTAGGAGTCTCGGTAAATCGTTTTTCCAAATCTGCCTGAATGGCTTCTTTTAATTCCTTGGGTACAAGCTGATGATTACGGGGCTTTTTTTCTTTCACCACTTCCGGTTTGAGAAATTTCTTGATGTAATAATATTTAATACTTTTAAATATTTTTACCTCAATGTCGGTTTCGTAATGATGACGAGAAAGGAAGTTTTTTTCATTTTCCACGATAGAATGAATCGCGGGACTGTTCATCCATTCTTTGAACTGAACGTCCAAAAGCTCACTGTTGTCAAATTTATGTATGTTAGAGAAGTGGATAATCGCCTGGTTCAGTTCGACAGAACATTTGAAACGATGAATCGCCATCCTCTTTTCTTAGGATGTAAGCTTTTGCATCTCCTTCAATTTTTTTTCTTTTAACAAGGCCATAAAATCCGTGGTTTCGGTCACGACAACCGGCTTGGTCAAACATTTTTCTGCGTATAGAATGCCGCGTAAATTGGATTCAATCATTTTCAGACCAAAATCTTCCATCAACGCAGCATAATCGCCTTTTCGTTCATTCTCTAACAAAAAGGTAAAATCGCTAAGGTCCTTGACAAAATGAACATACGGACTGTATTGTTTGTTCAAATAGGGGTCCTTGGAGTACAGACTGACCACTTCACAACCCATGGATAAAGCTCGGTTGATACGATGTGTCTCCAATGCATTGTCTTGATAATAGGGAATGTTCAGTATGTATTTCACTTGTTTGAGTTTATCCATCAAAAGGACTGGATTCACAAAGGAGTAACTTAAATCAAATT